TTAGTTAGTGCGTGTTTTGTTTTGAGTAATTTTATTAAGAGCTTCCCTTTGTTTAGTTTGGTCAACATGGGTATAGAGATCGGTCGCTGAAGTTCCCTTTTGTCCTAATTGCTGAGCAACTAATACTTGATCTTTAGTTACTTGATATAATTCGGATGCTACTGTATGGCGCAATTTATGAGGAGTAAGGGGATGGCCAAATGCTGTTGAGTATTTAACTACCATCTTTTCAATAGCACTTGCTGTCATTCTCCTGGTTTGGCTATGCCAGCTAGTTAAAAAGAAAGCATTTTCTTTAGTCAACGGTGAATAAAGCTTAGTTCGGTTGTCAGAATATTTTTTGATATATGGTAATGTCCACTCTGCGATTGGGACACTATCACGCTGCCCACCTTTACGGGTGACGTCAAGCATTGCTTCCTTGAGATTGATATCTGATATATTTACTCCAGCACACTCTGAAACGCGAATTCCAGTTCCTAATATTAAGGCCACGATAGCCATATCACGTGCCTGATTTTTAAAAAAAGAAGTTTTAGCGCGATTATTACAGGTCTTTTCATATTCATGATCTAAGAAGTCCATGAATTCAAACTTTAAATTGCCCGTGTACATATGCGATTCTAGGATATGAGCCCTATAGTTCAAAGTCTGAGTATCATTAAGAGATTTTACCTTGAGCATTACATTGCGATAAAAATATGGTTCGCCATTATTATGGTCAGCGGTAACTGTTAGAAACTTATATAATGACCTTAAAGCATTGATAGAGCGATTAATTGTTGTAGGTGAATTAAGATGACCTTGTTGATTTTTTGTGTGTCTTAGATGGTCAATATACAGCATTATATCTGTTCGTTGTAAGTTTTCTAAAGTAGTAACTTGCACACCACTGTTTAATTTTGCATGTGAAATGCCCTCTTGACGTAACCAATTAAAAAAGCGCCGTAATTCCGTTAAATATTGGTATGAAGTAGCCAAAGAATGGTGTGTAACTAAGTTGTATTCTTGCACATATGATGGCATTTTCTCTAACTCTGATTGAATTAGTTCAATATATTTGGTATTTTCCAAGAATAAAGCCTCCTCGTATTATTACTCAATTATAGCAAAAGAAATAATAATATTTTGCAATTCAAAATTAGATTCAGTGATAAAGATGATGTGGCAAGCTATGATCCTGATAAATTACTAAGGATTTATGAAAATGCTGAGGGCAAAACACCAGAAGAAAAGATTAATGCTTTAATGTAAGAATGTTACAAGATTTCTTCAGATCATAGTATGCCCAAAACTGGTGAACCTTTGTCTATTTTGGATCATAAAAATAAAAATGGAGTTTATTGATAAAAGAAGGTTTTATGATAAACATGATATAATGAAACTAGATATTCATACTACAAATCACGGAAATTTAAAGCATCATAATTATGGTAAGCACGGAGAGCATGCACATGATTATGTTTTTGATAATAAAGGAAATTTCATTTTAATCAAAAATTTTTAGTTCTTTTTGATACACAGATAAGGCAATGAACGAAATTATTTAAACATTAATGTAAAAAAGTAAAAGGAGGCTGTAATTTATGAGATTAAAATATATAGGTGAGTCGTTTGGAGTTGACAGTCTAACTAATGGAAAAATATATGAGATTATAGGCGAAGAAGAGGGAATGTATAGAGTCATTGATGATAGTGGTGAGGATTATTTGTATTCTAAAACTAATCCAGCATCTCTTGATGGCTCGTCAAAAGGTGGTAGATGGGAAATTGTAAACTAGTAGTCATTTGTATTTGTAAGACGATAAGTCGTCTAACAGGCAAAACCAACAAAATTACAATTCTCATCATTCCGCTAAAAGAACTCATATAGTTCCGGTAAGGAGTAAGAATAAATGAAATTTGATTTTCTAAAATTAATGGATAAGAAGATAAAATTAATAGATGATGTAGGGCATATCTTTATTGGTGTTGCCGATGGTTATGAAGATCCTGAAAATTCTGAAGATGGCCTATGGTATTTGAATGTTGATGTACCAGATTTTGGTCTTTTAAATATATCTGAACCCGAAATTAAATCAATTGAGGTTTTAAATGGCTAAAGACGATTATGATATTATAGCCTTTAAAATTCTGTTATATCTGTATGCTATCTTTAAAGGTAAACAGACATTCGCATTAATATATTAAAAAAATCCGTCACCAATATTGATGACGGTTATTTAAATTTGCCGTTTTTGTATGGGATTTTATTTAAGGAGAATAAAATGAAATATAATTTAATGCCACTAAAATATTTTATTGACGTTGTTGAAACGCACGGTTTTATTTCGGCAGCTAAAAGAAATTATGTATCTGAAACGGCAGTCAGCTCTGCTATTAGTAAGTTAGAAAAATCCTACATACATAGATGACTTATTTAAGTATCTATAAATGTAGGATTGTAACACAATATTATTGTATTTTAATATCATTCAATTCCGAGTTTTTGCTTTAAAGCATCTGTTAAGATAGCTGAAAAGTTAAGACCTGCTTCTTTGGCTTCTTCATTCAAGTAATTAGGAATAGTGAGGGTCTTTTTAACTGTCTTATCATCATTCATTCTTTGATACTTTGAGATGTTGACATCAACTAGTGTAGCTATAGAATTAGCTCCAACTTTTGGTATTTTAGTATTATTGACAGGTAATTTTTCAACTAGTGACATAGTACCTATTAAATCTTTACCCATTTCAATTGCTTCTGCTATTGTGTTACCTTGTGTATCTCTATCTAAATCAGGAACATGAACGGTATATTTAACTTTTGAGTCGCTGGTTTCAGTTATTATAATTGGAAATATTGCAATTTTATCTTTTTTCATGTGTTTAACTAAAGATGGTACACAAAATAAGGGCTAAGTCCCTTATTCCTTTAAGTGATTCCTTTTAACAATATGGTCCCAGGTAATGTCATTGATCTCACATGTCGGGGAATTGGTTCGGAATGCTTACCATTGGTATAAACATCATGGTTGGCTCCATGACGGTCAAGCCACCAATTATTCTTTTTAGAATTTTAATGGCTTTCCTTCTTTGTACCATCTTTTACCTCCTTCCTTTATTATAATGCACGTATTAAGTACGTGTTTCAATACCTTTTTGTAAAAAAAAAGCCAAAAACCACGCGGAAAGAGCGTAATCTTTAGCTTTCAAGTTTCAGTTATCTTAAATTTAATTTAGTTTTTAGTGCATCAGTCAGAGTAGCTGAAAAGTTGATATCAGCTTCTTTTGCTAATGTATTTACAAAAGCTGGAATAGTTAAAGTTTTTTTACAAGTTTGTTTTGCTCCTTTTCACGTTCAAGCTTTAAATCAACTTGGACTGGAACTAAAAAATCTGGTGCAGTGATTTTAAATTTATCAGGATCTTCAGTTGGTGCAAGAACTTCTTCGTTAAAATCCTCTTGGGTAAGTAAATATCCAGCCAATGAGTCATGAGCGCTTTGAATTGCTTCTTCGAGAGTATATCCAAAGGTTGCAGCATATGGCTCTAAATCTGGAAACGATACTTCATATTGATTATCAACATTTTTGTGGAACTTAGCAAAATATAGTAGCATGTTTTTCCTCCTATAAAACGTATCTTCAACGAATTCAAGATACCAAAACAAACGGGTTACTTCCAACCCGCTTGCTTGTAGATACTATTAAGAGTTCCTTTAGGTATGTTCTTATTAGGATATGGGACCGTATTTAAAGTGGTAATCGTCACCTATAACGCGGGCTAAGAACCAACCTTCATGTTTGAGTCTCTTAATAATTTTTCTTGATTCCATTGAAGCTCCTTTCTATTAATACGTGTTGTAATACGCTTTACAAATATATAACAGTACATAATTTAATACGTGTAAAAAGTAAATAATTTTTAAGGTGGTGGTGAAACTGTGTGAAGAAAAGTGAAAATATGAGTAACTTCTTTAAATTAAAATAAGCAAAGAAAAGCCATTAAATTGCTATTTGAAGACGAAAAAACTAATAGTGAAATAGCTAAAATGCTTCACATTGGAGAAACCACTTTTTATAAATGGAAAAATAATCCTAAATTTATAAAGGCTCAACATGAATATGCAGTTTATCAATTTGATTCAGCATTGCCTTTAGCAGTAAAAACATTAATTGAAATTCTTAAATATGGTAAATCAGACAAAGTGCGTTTGCAGGCTGCTCAAATCATTTTCAAGCGAGCTGGCTTATTTAGCGATAATGGTAATCCTGAATTGGATAAGGCTAAGCAAAGAAAAGCAATTGCTTAAGCTAAAATTACTGAGTACCAACTTAAGGCAGTTGAAGATGCCAATGCACCAGATAATCGCACTGTTGTGATTGATGATATAAGGAAGCTGAAAGACAATGACACAAGTAGTAAAGATTAGTGATGAAATTAATCCACATCTTTATGATTTGTGGACAACTGACAAGCCTTATATTGTTACAATGGTGAGCGTGGTTCTTTCAAGTCAGCAACTATCAGTCTTAAACTTGTAACAATGATGATGAATTATATTGCTACTGGTAAAAAAGTTAATATTATTTGCATTAGAGAGAATTCAGTTAACTTACGCCTCAGTATTCAATCAAATATTATGAGCTATGAATATCCTTCATGTTGAGTCGGAATTTCGAAGCCGTGTGAGTCCAATGATTATTGTTCATAAGACAACAGGTTCAACGTTTTATTTTTACGGTGCTGATAAGCCAGAAAAGCCAAAATCAAACAAGGTTGATAATATTATCGCAGTCTAGTTTGAAGAATTTGCCAATATGAAGGATGTTGAAGTCTATTATCAATCAGTTCCTACATTTATCAGGCAGAAGCCTGACCAGACTCTCAAAGATAATATCTACAAGTGGTATGATGCTGGAATGGATACAACTTTTATTGATAAAGGTGGTCATTGTTGGTCTATGGAAGGTTACACTAGGACAGTGATTAAATCCACCACCTCACGTGTTTTCAATGACGCAAGAATGCAATCGATGAAAGAGTTTGATAGTGTACTTGCTACTATGACAAGTCATGCTGCCGCAAGACCAGCCTGTGCTCCTATTCAAGGCAAAGTTGTGTGCATTGTTCCTAAGAGTGATAGCAGGTATGTAGAAGGATATCCTAGTATTTATGACCATGGTTATGGAACTCCAGCTGGATGTTTTGGGATTAATTGCCAACATATGCTTTATCCTTACATAAAAGGTGTAAGTCATAATTTCCAAAAACAATATGATTCAGAACAAGCCGTTAAGAATGTCAAAATTCAACAGAAGCAGCGATACTATGAACGTCAGGTAAGAAATTGGAAAAATGAAAAGTTCTTACAATTAAGAATTGGTGATAATAAAAAGGTTCAAGCTGCTCAATTTAAAATTAGTGCGTATCAAAAGAAGTTACGTGAAATTACTAAGGAGCATAGCTTTCTACATCGTCAATATGCTAGGGAAAAGATTTATCCTAATTATAGAGAGCTTAATAGTAAAGCCGCTAAAGTTAGATTAACTCAAAATGCCGATAAACAAGCTAGACATATTCAAGGAACTAAAGAATATGAACAAGCTGTTAAGACTCGTTCGAGTAAACCTAGTTACTTTACAATTTCTCCTCAAGAGTTGGATAATATAGTTAAGCAAAAAGCAAAGATTGGCAAGGTATTTCAACCTTTTCAATTTATTGATGCTAAGAAAAATATTGGTGTTTATAAGAATAAACGTGGTACAACTTTAAAAACGACACGTATGAAAATAATGCAATCTAAGAATGACTATCATGCTGTTCCAGCTTTACCAAAGGAGAAAGTAAAAAATGACTCAAGTAATAAAAATACCTAAAAATTCTGATGATTATTTTCTGGCTGACTTAACTGAGAAAACATTTATGAAAAATGTGATTATCAATTTTAAAGATGGTCATAGTGATAAATATTTTATTTTAGATACTGCTAGTCACTGGGACGATACTGAGTCGGGCAAGGATGAAATCGTTTATATGACAGATCATGATAAAGATCCTGATGGTTATGATAGGTATGCTGGTAATGGTATCTCAATAGACAAAATTAAAAGTATTGAAATCTTAGATTAGTAATCGACCTGAATATGTCGTAAAACTGTTCTTTTTTTGTGCCCAAAATTAAGGAGATAGATTTATGAATAAAGATTTTCTCAAAGAATTGAGGCTTAAAGATGATGCAATTGCTAAGGTCATGAAAGCTTATGATAAAGATATACAAGATTTCAAAGACCAAATTAAGACTAAGGATGATACAATCGCGGGTCTTAATGGTCAAGTTGACCAAAGTAATGAGCAACTTAAAGCCTTAAAGAAACAAGTCGAAGGTAATGATGATTTACAAAAACAAGTTGCTGAATATCAAAAGAAAATGGAAGAAATGACCAAGAATAATCAAGCTCATGAAGCCGCACTTAAGAAAGGTTTTGCTATCAGCAATGCTATTCGTGACGCTGGTGGTAAGAATGCTAAAGCGATTGAAGCTTTACTTGATCAAGAAACTATTAATTTTGAAGATGGTAAGTTATCAGGCTTAGATAAGCAATTAGAAGGGCTTAAGAAGTCTGATGATTATTTATTCACTAGTCAAGAAAAGAAGCCTCAAGTTTCATTTACTGCTAGTGGTAACCCAAGTAATGCAACTAATACCAAGCAACCATCATTAGTAGATAAGATTGCAGCCCGTATGACAGGTATTAAAGAATAGGAGAATTTAGATGACTGTTGTTTTAGATAGCAAAGATTTAGCAAAGCTTGACAAAGAATTTGCTGCTGACTCTCAAATTTGGCAACCATTAACTGGTGGTGCAAAGAGTGTTACTGCAGCTGATTTCGTAGGTGTACGTGAAGTTCGTATCAATAAGATGAGTGGCTTTATGGACCCTGTTCAATACAAGCGTAATGAAGATAATGAACGTAAAGCTATAAGGAAACTGTACGCCTTAATCATGAAGACTGGTTTGGTTTATGATGTTGATGAATTGGATATGAGTGAAAATGGTGCACTTCAAGTAGCAAATATTACTCAAGAACACCAACGCTTAATTACTATTCCTCATAGGGATAAAGTCGCAGCTCAGGCTATGTATGATACTGCTAAGGAAAACGTTAATAATAACTTCATTACGGATACTATTGATGCTCAAAATGCATTAGAAGCATATGATACTGCTGAAGCTTATATGACTGATAATGAAATTCCTGGTGGCTATGTGATGTTCGTATCTTCCGGCTTTTACACTGCTGTTAAGAATTCCGCAGGTGTATCAAGTAAAGTATGAAGAAAAGGAAAAAGAGATTGAGCGGTTAAAAGACCGACTTAATCAGAAAGAAATTGAAATTATCAAGCTTAAGGCGTCCATGAAGGGCGCCTTTTATGATGAAAGGAAAAAAGAATAATGAGTATCAAAAATTGTGTAGATGTAGTTTTAGCAATTGCTTCAGTTGCAGCGGTTTTAGTAGGTTGGGACTATCTCAAGCGCAAGAATGCAATCGACGAAAAGGCAAGCAAGGGCGACCTTGTAGCCAAGGCAGAGAAGATTGTCGCACAAGCGGCACTTCCTATCGTCTATCAAGCTGAAAAGCGTGGTGGCAGTGGTGATGACAAGTTTATGTATGCCTTTAACGGCTTGCTTGAGCTTTTAGACTTGGCACACTTACCACACCCAACTCAAGATTATGTGCAAGGCGAGATTGAAAAGAGCGTTGCAATCATGAAGCAAACCCAAGGAATTGTTGACACTATCGACGGCAAGAAAGTAGAAACCACACCCATTGTGACTACTAAGACGGCTACTCCAATTGAAGTTAAAAAGACGAACTAAAAATTGTAGTTAAAGTTGCCAAACTATCAGAACCGAACAAATATTATAGGAGTGTGATTAAATGTTAAAAATGGTAGATGTTTATAGTGACTCACCTAGAAACTATGCAACTCAAGCTGGTGTTGATGTCACTATGGTTAAGGCTACACAAGGGACTTCTTATGTAAATCCTTACTGTGATAGAGATTATCAAGCAGCAAAGAAGGCCGGTAAATTACTGGGCTTTTATCACTATTGCAGCGGTAGCAATGCTAAAAAGGAAGCCGAATACTTTTACAAAAACACAAAAAATTACGTTGGTGAAGCTGTACCTGCTGTTGACTGGGAAGAAAATCAAAATGTTAGCTTCGGTAAAGATTGCTCATATGTGAGAAAATTTGTAGATCGCTATCACGAACTTTCAGGCGTGTGGCCACTTATCTATGTGCAACAGTCAGCAATCAATCAGGTAGCAAACTGCGCTAAGGATTGTGGTTTATGGGTAGCGTGGTACCTTACTGATACTTGGAATAGCTGGAGCCTGCCAAATGCAAGTTTTTCAGTTGCTCCATGGTCTACTTATACTATCTGGCAGTTTAGCGGCTTTAAGATGGATAAAAGCGTGGTCAACACCACTCGTGAGGGCTGGAAGAAGCTTGCACAAGGTGATAAAAAGCAAGCTATTAAGAAGAAATCGACTTGGGTCAAGAAATCCGGTACTTTCACACTTGGACAGGCCCTCGAAATCCATAAAAGTCCACATATCAATGCTGATCCAATCGCTAAGCTTAAAAAAGGCGATGTCATCAAGTATGATGCTACTTTGCAAGGACCGTTAAGATTATGGCTAAGACAGCCGCGCTCAGGCGGTAAGTATGGCTATATAGTGGGTAAAGATAAGTATGGTAAAAGTTTAGGTAAATTTAAGTAA